CCATGTTCTGTTGCTAAATCTTTTAAACGTACACTAATCATAAAAAGAACATTATCTTCTCTGAGACCTTTTACTGATGCACGTGAAGATACTTCTGAAAGAATTTTCATACTGGAATGGATATAATCTAAGAAAAAATATCTTACATTAAATTTTCTAACAGCTAATTTAACTGTGTTTTCTATATCTTTTAATGAAAAATCGTGAAGTTGTTTAAGGTAAAGCGGACACCGCTTAATGATTTCCATAGCGTAGGTTACACGCTCAATCTCACCGGGAGCATATTTATTTGTTAAAATATGATCCTCTGGGACTGCTGATAAAAAAGCCCACATCATTGTTTGAACTTCACTAAATATCTGTTCAGTCATAACATAGATACTGGGTTCTTTAGTTCCATTAGATATCCATTTGCCTTGAACTGGATCATATATTTCATCACAAGCGATATTACAACAATCCGCAATCATGGCACGTGATTTACCTACATTCGTAGCTGCTGAACGTAGATAAAATTTTCCTAAGCGAGCTCCTCGTGTTATTGTATTAATTAAATTACCATAAAGAGGATAGCCTATGTCTGGAGTAATCTGAAGTTCATTCCATAATGTATCTGCACCTTCTCCTGCTTGAATAATATCATCTTCAGTATCAGCTAAATATTTAACTTTAATATCTTCAATTTTATCGTTAATTAAATCAGCAATATCTTGTTCACTATGATTATCAAGCCAGTCTTCTTGTGATTGTTTCTTTTTTTGGTCGAAGATATTATTAAGATCATAAATCCAAGAAAGATCCATGCCAACCTTTTCGTTATACATACGAAGAAGAGTCATCTTTTTAACTTTATGATAATAATAATTAAAAGCTGCTAACTGACTATTAGCAGCTACTTTCTCTAAATATTCAGCTCCCTTATTAACTTTGTAAACAGCTAATTTTTTCGGACGCTGTTCTAAGTAATTTTCAATAGTATCAGAGGTAATAGTAGTTGCGCCTAATTGATGAAGATTATATATACTTCCGAAAATAACTTGATGAAATTCTTCTGTAAAATCATTTAATGTAAAATTATATCTATCATCATCTAATAATGAAGGATTTTGATATACGCAACCAATTACTTGTATGATACTTGGTATATCTACATATCGTACGTTACTCATTCTTCCTCCAAATCAAGTAAATGCGGCGGTTGGTGCCATGCGCGAGGAGACTGGATCTCAAAATTTATGACCGGCGTCCGCAAGGTTTTATTCTTATTTTTCTCTTGTGCTTGATAAATTTTATAATAATAGTTACGAACTTCATCGTAAATAAACGGTATAATACCCACACCACCATGCCCTTCTTCCAAAGAACCATGATTTAATTTATAAAACCATTGTAAACATTTTGTCATACCACTCCAGGTATATCCATATTGTTTTATAAATCCAGTGGCTTGAGTATTTATTAGCATATAATTATAATCTTTTCCATAGATCTATTTAACTAATTCGTAAAAATTATCTTTATCCTTTTCCTCTTGCAAAAGAGCGGGATCCTGTTTCTCCGCACAAGTTGTGTGTGCATATCTTCTGGCATTTACTTTTATAAAAGGTTCTTTATCTCTATCGAAAGTTTTTTCACAGAAAAAACATTTTACTAAATGTGCCATTTTTAATCAGCTCTTTCTGTATAAAAAAATTCAGAATGAGAACCTACATCATACCAGGTTTTATCTTTTTCTGTCCACGTTCTAATGTAATAAATTTTATATTTAGGATTAAGTTTTTTTACATATTTACGAATATTCATAGTTACATCACCCTCATGACAAGTTGCAACAAATCTATTATTACCATAATTATCATTAAAATATAAATTAAACATATTATCTCTCCTTATATTTTCTTATAATAATTATAACATAAAATTATAAAAAAATCAAGGGACTTTAATTAAGCCCCTTGAAGTAATTCTTTTAAATCAAAATTAATTAATGATAACTGTTCAACTTGATCTCTTGTTGCTAATCCTACTTTCTTTCCTTTACCTAGATATCTATCGGTAATTTCTGTAATTCTGGGAGCAAAATATTCCATTTCATCTTCTGGAATACTTTTAATTAATTCTTTAAATTCTAGCATTAGTTTATCAAAATCAAGTTCATCATTTATATTTTTATAATTATTTTCACGTTGTTTTGTGAAAAATTCTTCTCCATCTTCTTCTGCTTGTTTATCTATTGCATCTCCAATAGAATTTACCAAGTCTTTATATGTAAAATCAATATAATCTGGAGTGTACTTAAATCTTGATCCTGCTTCAAATCTATTTGTTCCACGAATAAAGAGTTTTGTAGAAGTAGAATTATCTTCATTTGTTATAGGTCTTGAATAACCGATTATATCAGCCATACGTGCTACAATGTTGTTTGCTCTTTTATCGAGAGTGGGAACAATTTTATTATATTGCTGACCTTGCTCATCTGTAAAGGTTTTATCCGTAGCATGAGAAATCATAATAAGACCATAATTCATTTGAACAATTTGTCTTAAACATTCATCAAATTCATTTGCAACTAGAGCGTACCCTTTACCGTACGGAATATCACCGATTGCATCTACTGCATTATTTGCACAGATATATTTTTCACAATATGAATAAGCAATATCTACAGTATCTAATATAATTGTTTCAAAACGTTCTTTTACTTGTTCATCTTTTAATTGACGAAGTGTCATTTTAAATTCGCTCCAAGAATTAATTGGTTGAGCCATAGCACCTGGTATAGCATTATAACCTTTCTAAAAAGCAATTAAAAGATGATTGGGAAATTTTGTTGCTGTTGTGGTTTTCCCTGATTTCGGCTAACCGTAAAAGAACACGATATAACCTCTCATATCTCTACTAACTTGATGAGGGGAAATATCTAATAAATTTATTGTTGCCATATTATTCTCCTTTTATATAACTTTATGCAGGCTATTTTAAATAGCCTGCATAAAAACATCAAGTTAATTAAAAATTAAAACCACCTGCTGGAATAGATGCATTAGGGGCTGGCATTGTGCTTGCAGCAATGGCTCCCGCCTCAGCACTTCCTTTTGCATTATAATATTCTTTCGCTCTTGCTTTTACATCTTCAAGATAGATATTTCTGTTTGCAATTGCCTGGGTGAGTTCTTCTGCTGTGATAGTTTCTGGGCTATCAAAAACATAAGGTTCAGGTTTTGCTCCTGTAATAACCCATTCTCTCTGCTGGCGTTCAGTAATATCAACAGCAGGTTCTCCAAAAGCACTTTCTATAGTCTTCTGTACTTTAATTGTTGTACTAACAATTTCTCCCCAAACCTGTGTAAAAATAGGATTGGAAGGACTAACGCCAAGATTCATAAAATAATTGATTGCTCCCTGTGACTTAGCAACGAGAGTAAATGGAAGAATATCATTCTTAAAATTAAAAATTGCTGCATTAATTTTTACGTAATCTTCAGAGATATATTTTTCTGGATCTGCTTCTACTAAAGTTACATTAGAAATGACTGCATCAAATTTAAAACTTTGTCTTTGAATACCTTCTGGTTTCAAGTCTGAAACAATTGAAACAAATCCACCTTCATTTCTCTGCTGGGAAACAAGCTGATCACCACCCTGGGGATAAAAATCATTAAGTGCTGCTGAGGGGGTTAATCTAACTTTAAGGGCAGCATCTTTACCATCTGTTACCCAAGTCTTTCCTTCCATAATTCTTTTTAAATTAGCATAAGTAATATTCGGCTTACCCTGCTTTGTAGTTTCAGTTACATATGTGTAATGTACAGTAAGGACATTCAATCCTTCCTCATCAGTTGCTACGCTAAGAGAACCATTAATAAATTCTTTTCCATAGTTCTCAGACTGCTGATTCTGTACTGTCTTTACTGCAAGATCATGTTCATAAACTCTACCTTCAATATTTTCTGTGTTCAATGTCTTTTTCATTACGTTACCTCATTTTTTTATTTTATATTTTATCTTACTTTTATATTATATCATAAATTTTTTATTTTGTCAATTGTATGTGATTAATTCAGAACTATAAGGTAATGATTCTACCCATTCGCAAAAACTATGCCATTCCTGTAATTTATGATTTTGACGTTGGAAATATATATTTCTTAAAACGGCATAATTAGCAGTCCACGTTCTCGTTTGAAGCCAGCTTTCAGGTAAAATTCTTATCAATTCTTTCCAATACTTTTTATCTTTTGTTTCTAAGTATTTTTTACGTAAAGATTCACAATGAGTAACAATAGAAAACATCATATCTTGTATTGTAAAATCCTCTTGAACTTCATTACCTGGATATAAGATTGTTGTTGAATTAAAATCATTCATTTCAAAACAATTAAATGTAATAGGGGTGCTGGACAATTTATGCATCGTTGATGTTGAATTAGCTACGGTGGCTATTTTATATGTATCGGCTTCTTTCCACCAATATAATGGAGCAGTTATATCAACAGATACAAAGATTTGTCTAAGAAATTTACTATCTGAAACTCCAGCTTTAATCATGCGTTGAGCTAGGTTTAGATCATTAGGACCTATGAAAGCATATTCAAAATTTTCATATAAAAAATCCCATTGAAAAATACCGTTTTGTCTTAACCATTCAGCGTATTCATCCCATTTTTCATCAAAAAG